TGAGGGCAGCAATACTTAATGCACAGACCAATCCCAGGTACGCTTATATAGCGCCTACATACCGCCAGGCAAAAGCAGTGGCATGGGATTATTTAAAGCAGTTTGCTGGTAAGGTTCCTATGGTTAGGTTCCATGAAACTGAACTTAGGTGTGATTTGCCTAATGGTGCAAGGATCCAGCTGCTTGGAGCAGAAAATTATGATAGTCTACGTGGTATTTATTTAGATGGAACTGTACTAGATGAAATGGCAGATTTGCCAGAAAGTCTATTTCCAGAAGTAATTAGACCAGCATTGTCTGATAGGAAGGGATGGGCTTTTTTTATTGGAACGCCAAGAGGTCATAATGCTTTTTATGATTTATATGAAGCGGCTACAACATCTGATGAATGGCTGACACAAGTTTATAAGGCCAGTGAAACTGATATAGTTGATGCAGAAGAATTAGAAGCTGCCAGGTTGATGATGACCGAGGACCAGTTTGAGCAAGAGTTTGAATGTTCCTGGGTTGCTAATGTGCCAGGAGCTATTTTTGGTAAAGAGCTGCAAGTGGCCCAGGAAAGTGGGCGCATAGGCAATGTTCCCTATGACCAGGCGCATAAGGTAGATACCTGGTGGGATCTTGGTATAGGTGATAGTACCGCTATATGGTTTACTCAAAGTGTTGGTAGGGCCATTCATGTTATAGATTTTTACGAAGCCAGGAATGAAGGGTTGCCGCACTATGCGAAAATACTTACGAATAAAGGCTATTACTATGGAAGTCACAATGCGCCGCATGATATTGAAGTACGAGAGCTTGGCTCTGGCAAGAGCCGCCGAGAGATCTCTTACGATCTGGGGATTAATTTTAGGGTTGTACCAAAACTGCCTATTGAAGATGGCATACACGCTGCGCAAATTATTCTCTCTCGTTGTTGGTTTGACCAAGCCAACTGCAAAGCTGGATTAGAAGCATTAAGGCAGTATCATAGAGCGTATAATGAAAGATTAAGGACTTTTAGGAATAGTCCAGTACATGATTGGGCCAGCCATGCAGCTGATGCCTGGAGATATTTTGCTATAGGTGTAAAGGAAAACCGAGGGTTTGATAGAGCGCCACAAGCGATTGCAGATAGTAGTTATAATCCATTTAAT